CTTCTACATTTGTATCAGGAGTCGCAGGTGTATCTGGTGTCTCTGGTGCGTCTGGAGTACCTGCTATTGGTGGTGGAGGTGCTTCTCTAGTTAATATTAATTGCTCTGGTTCATAATTCATAGCATCATAGGATGGATACTGTCCACTAGGACACAAGACAGTAGCTTTTTTAGGATCTGTATTTACTAGATCTTTATCCTTTGGTATGTTAGTTTTATGAATCTTATTATCCTGATGCATCTCTACGCAACCAGGCATATCTACAATGGGACTACCTATTTGTAATACAACAGGTGGAATTAGATAGTCTACATTAGGCTGAACAATACCCCAAGGTCTGTAATAAAGAGAAGGAATATAATTTACTCTAATATAAGCACCTTGGATTGGTCTTATTGTTTGTATCTCATTTATTGGATCCATTTGTCACAACCTTCCCAGTACTAGTAGGAAACATCTCTTCTAGTCTCTCATTAATAAGTTTATCTATACGTTCTATCTCAAGTTTCTTTTGCTTTTCTTCAGTTCTAATAGTTATACCAGTGAAGTGATTAATTATTGGGCCAAAAACAAAGGGGATCCATAGCAAAAATGCTATGGTCCCCAAGTAATGAGGTATTTTACCCCTCAATATAATGTTGAATAGTTTCACAAACCTAATCCAACGTCAGGTGATGCAGGACTAGAAGGTGACGCTTGTGGAGCATCAGGCATAAGATCATTACTTCCTAATGGGAGTGAAGATCCACCACCCAGTCCACCAAGACCTCCCAGAGATCCAGTAACAGATTCCATAATTTGAGATTTAACTCCATCAATGATGGATGCACGATTGACGTATACGTATAACCCACTACCAACAACGGCAGTAGATACAACAGTAGACGCAATAGCAAGTACATTTATAATTTTTTGCATAATGAATAATCAAGTTAATTTATTTAGTCAACCCTGCCAGATCATATCTGGCATTGATTGTTGGCCAGGACGCATTACAAATAATAGTATAGCATATCCAGTGAACCATATTATATTAAAAAGCCACGCTTGTCTCCACAAATATTTACGTATGCTCATAGAAAGCATGACGTTCCTTACATCTTTAGGATTATCTTCATTACCTCTGGCTCTAAGAATTTGTTCTATTACAACCGCAACAAGTGTACCTATCACTAGAGGATAGAATACAAAATTTGCGAATGACATTATTGCTATTAAAAAGGTCATAATAAAATGTTAACTTATGTTAAGTTTAGTTATTTAGTTTCAATTTCAACGTCTTCACATGAATCATTTAGATCTGCGGCCATCTGACCACCGATCTCAGCACCCTGATTCATACCAACCATTGTCATAGCACCTCCAAGTACCCATCCAATGATAGGAATAGAAGTGATGCTAGTATTAGCAACCACAGCAGTACCTAATCCACCACCTACTAGTCTACCAGTAGATTCTCCACTACCTCTTGCCTTAATACATGCAATTTGTTTAGCAGATAGTGGGTTACCATCTTTACCAATAATAGGATCGACATGAAGAGAACCTTCTGCCATGTACTGCTGTTCGGTAATTACATGCTTCTTACCTAAGCCTAAGAATCCAGCAGGACGATTTACCTTAGTTATATTTGCCATGACTTTAGGATCATGTGCTCTATAATTTATAAGGTATCCATCTGGACCTGCTTTAACTGTGTAAGCAGTGTACTCACCGATAGGTAAGTTTAATTTAGGAAACTTAGTTTGTTGAGATATCATCCCAATCATACCAATGTGGGACACCCCTAATAGTGTCCCTAGACTTATTCCTATCCACTTATTCATAATAATCTCCTAAATCATGCAGTTGGTGGCTTCTGTGGTGGTGGTGAAAGAACCAATGGTGCTTGCTCTATTCTAATAGTCTGAGCAGGTGCAGTTTGTGATGCTCTCTCAATTAATTTCTCCATGTCTGCCTTAGATACTTGTCCGACACCATTGCCATTCATCTTCATAGTACCGTCTCCTTTTTTTGAAGCCGTCTGAATTCCGAAGCTGGCTAGGACTCCAGTAAATACCGAAGCTATAAATGTGGGATCAATTTTCTGTTGTGGTACTCCTGGGATGGCGACGTAATTTAACGTCAATATTCCACCCGACCAAACAAGTACACCAAGTCTCACAAAAGTAGATATGATTGCGGCTTGTTCTTCTTGATCTGGTAATATAGCATCCTTTAATTTACCTAACGGACCTTTTTTCTTATCGTCCTCTTCTTTTTTTACCTCTTTCTTTACTTCATCTACCATTATAACACATGTAAGGCCATTTTATTTATAGTAGTT